TTTGCCCGATTGGGAAAACATCATATTTCATAAGGACACGGATTTTGAGTATATAGCGCAGATTATGGACTGGTTTGACGGAAGCACCGTAGACGACGCGCCAGACAGTCTTTCCAGTTTACTACAACGGTTGGACGGTAGCAAAGGCACTATAACCACCCTTGGCTATGGCCGCCGCATAATTTAGAACGCACATTCCCGAACATATTTTCGCAAAAAGCCTTGACAGATAAAATATGATGTGCTAACCTACAATAAATAAGCAATAGCTGACGACGAGAACGCGCGGCTTTGAAACCCTTATGGGGTTTTAAGGCCGCTTTTTGTTTGGCAATCAGGAGCATGGATAATGCTACAAAAGCGCAGAGAGTTTTTTGAGGACATCGACAAGGAAAAAATCGGCAAAATCCTTGATGAAATAAAGCCCGTCTTGAAACATCGGCAAGACCTTTATTACCGTTACATTCGCAAAAATTCCCCATATGAGATGATGAAAAGCGACAAGCCCGCAGACGAAATAACGGAACTTGTGCCAATAGTTGTTCCGTTGGAAGCCGCCGAAGTTCGAGAATTTGTCAGTTACTGCGCGGGAAAAGCCCCACAATTTACGGTTGCTTTCAAAACAGACGAAGCCGAACAGGCAAAGGCAACGGCATTTCAGGCAAAAATCAATCACATAACAAGATATATCGACATTGCGGACTTGCACCAAACTTGTGCAAAACATTATGCCATATACGCAACGTCAATCGGTTATATTTATGAAAATTCCGAAAATGAAATCATGGTTGTGTTTTTCGACCCAAAGCAAAGCGCAGTTTTTTACGAGTACGAAGCAGAACCATATCCTGTGGCTTGTGTGAGAACCTGGGATGAAACCGACAATGACGGAGAAGAATTAAATATAATCGAGATAATAACATCCACATTCAAACGGAAATACAACATCGAAACGGGCGAATTGATACCTTTTGTTGGATATGATAACGGTGTAAGGACAACAATCACCGAGGAAGTCATAAACTGGAACGATGGCGACGTGCCCGTGATTGAGATTGCGAACGAGGACGGAATCGCCTCTTTTGAGCCAGGGATAGGCCATATAGAAGCAATAGAGCGCCATGTCAGCAATATGGACACATCATCATATTATAACGCCCACAAAGCGAAACTGAAAGTCACGGGGATAGCTTTTGATGATGAAACCCGCCTTGAAGATGAAAAAAGGATTATGGGAAGCTCCATACTCGCGATTAAAGGAGCGGTGGATATAGGGTGGCTATTAAAGCCGGGTGATAATTCCGAAGAACTGGCGGCGATAAACTATCATTATAACGGATTCGCGGGGGCTACCGATTACAGCGGCGGCATATTTGACGAGAACATAAATAATGTAATTTCAGGAACTGCACTAAAAGAAAGACGCAATATTGAAAACAAAGCCGCCAATTTTGACCGCCCCGCCCTAAAGGGATACAAGAGGATGTGGGAGATAATAGTATCACGGATAAATGAATACGAAAAGACGGATTATGACTATTTGATGATAGACATTCATTTTCCGAGGAATGAACATAGGAATAAATCAGCCGACATTGCCACGGCAAAACAGATACGTGATGATGTTTCATATGATACCTTTGTTGATATGCTTAATCAAGAATTAGATGCCAATGCCGAAAAAGCGAAGCGGGCAAATGAGAAAGTGGCGATAAGTGACTTTAATGCTCTGGAAAAACTATATGATTCAGGCTTGATTGATGAAGAGTATTTTATAAACAGATTGTTGATACCCGACAATGAAAAAGAAATGCTACTTTCTGCCTTGAAAGGACAAACGGAAACAGCACCCCCGCCAGATGATGATACCGATACCGAAACGGAAACCGCCGAAACCACGGTTGAAACGGTAGCCGCATGACTAGCGCAGAACGCAAAAAAGCCGCCATCGAGCGAAAAATAAAACGCAAGTTTGGGAACAGGCAAAAACTCGCCAGCAAAACCAAGGCAACCTATCCCGCCGACATCGAGGACGAACGCAAAAAGATACTGCTTGCCATATTCGCCTTGTATTACAGGACGCTTGACAGATACCAAGACAGCTTTGACAGGGATGTGATTTACAAAGAGGTAATGAATAGACGGGTAGTAAAAAACAGCTTTAAGCGGATAAGGGAAAACGCCGAAAAGCTGTACGAACATCAGGCGGCGGCACTCAATAAACAGATAAAAGACACGCTGGGCGTGGAGTTGTCCGACGATTTATTTGACACCAAGGAAATGAGAAAGCTGGTTGACGAAATAGCGGAATCGGACATAAACGACGTAAAGGAAACAGTAGACAAGCTGCTCGATGCCGCAGAGGTGATTTTCGAGAGGAACAGGCTACGCAACATATTCTTGTTTCTCGCCGTCTCACGGGTTATCCGCTCCAATGCCGCAATCACAAGGCAGTTGCATGAACAGATGGGCGTGTCGGAATACGTCTGGACTACGCAGAGGGATAACAGGGTAAGGGATTCGCACAGGAGGCTTGACGGACGGATTTTCAAGTATTCCGAGCCGCCAGTGATGAATGAAAAAAGCGGCGAACGGGGCAATCCAGGTGACGATTTCGGTTGCCGCTGTGTGGCAACGCCAGTGTTCGGGATAAACATTTTGGAACATATCGCCTAGTTGTGCGACAATTTGAAAAAATTGCTTGACTTTTACACAAACATATGTTTTCATTGAGTGAGAGGGATTGAAATGGACGACTTTAAGGATGCACTAAAGGAAATCATCGAGCCAATCGGGGATAAACTGGCAGAGATTATACCCTACGGCGAGGTAATTATCGAATTAAAGGGCGGTGACATTACTTTCATCAAGCCACGCCCTGATATAAAAGTGAAATAGCGATTTGAACAACTAAACATTGCAAAATCAGCACGAGAACGGCGGTTTTGAGACTTTAACAGTCTTAGAACCGCCTTTTTTGTTGGGTAACAATCCGCGTCGGCAAGCACGGGGCGGATAAAATAAATTTTCACTTGCGGGCAAGAACCGCGAGGGTAAGGAGTAAAACGATGGATACAACCTATGACATTCAGCTACCCGACGGCACGGAAATACAGACGGGGGCAACGCCGCCTGTAACACCAGTAACACCCACGGCACCACAAGCGACACCAGCGACACCGCCCGCAACACCCCCGGCGGCACCGCAAGACGCAACACCAGCGGCACAGCCGCCGCAGACAGCGCAAGCCACACCGCAGACGACAGAGGCACCCATTGTCACGCCGTCGCTGACGGAGTTACTGAAAAACCCCACATTCAACAGCGAGTATAACAAGGCTTTGAAAAAAGCCATTGACAGCGCATTGAGCAACCGCAGGGAAAAAGAGGAACGCATACGCAACCGCGAACTGACTTTTGAACAGCGGACGGCGGGGCTTGACGGGAACGAGTACAAGGAAGCGTGTCAAAAACTGTTCCTCGAACAACAGGAGGAATTTGAGCGGGCGAAAGAGCAAGACCAGCTACGCAAATATGCGGTATCGTCGCTTTCAGAAAAATCTTTGCCGGAAACGCTGATTGACATGTTTGATTTCATCGACGATTCGCAAGACTCCGTAGACCGCAAAATCTGCGTCATTGAGAACTACCATGTCGCGATACAGGCGGAATACGACAAGAAACTTGCGGACGAACAGAGCAAATGGCGCATACAGGCACCCCCGGAGCAACACGGACAGGCCGGGGAAAAAGCACCCATCGAGGAGAAACTAAAAAAATACCCTAAGAGGAGGACTTAATCATGTTAGGATTGGCAAGACTTTACACAAAGGATTATTTACGGTTACTTGAAGCGGTTTTTGAATCTAAGGCTGCGTGGCTAAGTGCAATGCAACCAATTCAGATGCTGGACGGCGTAAGGGAAAATGAAACGGCTTTCAGTGTAAAAACCAACAACACCCCCGTCGTCATCCGCGAGTATGACACTGGCGCGAATGTGGCGTTTGGAACTGGCACAAGCAACTCAAACAGATTCGGGCCGCGCACGGAAATTAAATACACAAGCATTGATGTTCCCTATGACTACAGGCTGGCAATCCATGAAGGGCTTGACTATGCCACAGTCAATGAGAACATGGATTTGGCCGTCATGGACAGGCTCGAAGCACAGGCACAGGCACAACTGCGCGAAATGAATGAGCGCATAGGCGCATATATCGCCGCAAGCGCGGGGAATGACGCTACCATCGCCGCCATCAATGAGGAAAACGTCATTGAGATGTTTACGTCCATGAGTGCGTTTTTCGTGAACAGCGAAGTCATCGCTCCTGTTTCCGTGTTTGTCACCCCGGCTGTATACAATCAGTTGCTTATCTCCAATCTTATGACGACTGACAAGAACAGCGCAACGAACATTGACACGGGCGTAGTTGGTGACGGGTATGCGTTCGGCTTTGCTATTTTCAATACCCCCGCACAGTATTTTGACGGCAATGATGTAATGTATTTCATCCCGGACGGTATATTGCTACCGTTTGTCGGAATTAACATTGCCCGGACTTTTGAGAGCGAGGACTTTGCCGGAGTTGCGCTACAGGCTCTTGCCAAAGGCGGCACTTTCGTGAGCGAGGCAAACGCGACTGTTATTTCCAAAGTAACCCTTACGCCGTAAGGAGGGCAACAATGAGCAAAGTTACATTAACGAAAAACGGAATCACGACTACCGCCAGCAATCCGATGATGATTAAGACATTGGAGCAGATGGGCTTCAAAAGAAGCGGCGGTATTCAGCAGCAGCAAGACCCAGAAGAACTGGCGCAACTTGTCGAACAGGCTCAATCGCTTGGGATAAAGGTTGACAGCCGCTGGGGAGTCAAGACGCTCCGCAAAGAAATAGACAAAGAATTAAGCAAAGCGGAGCAAGCAGAAAACCAGTAATATTTATTCGCCGGGGGAGAGTGATTTAAGGCTTTCCCCCGATGAACCAAAAACCACTAAAGAATCAATGCTTGGAAGCAAGGGTGCAACCCCCTTGCGGTGGGAGAATATTTTGAGAAGTTGGCGGGATGAAATCATAACCATCACCCAGACAGTGACAGGGAATACCCCCTCTGATTGGAGGGCGGGTTTTTCCATGATTGCGGGTGGTGGTTTGTCTTGGCGAGATTCAATAAGGATTTGGGCGGAAAGCTATGGAGTGCAACATAAATCATGGCGCAGCGATTTAATTAACATTGCTTATGCGCTTGGGGCAACGCGAATTTCAGATTATAGGGAAGCATTGCGGTTTATCGCAAACAACATAGGCGACCCTGTTCTCTGGGATGACGTTAAAATCTGGAATGATGAGCTTATATGGCTCGATTTCATCATGGCATGAAGAGGTAAAAAATGGCGAGAAGAAACGTTGAGAATAATGTGCCTTTCGGACAAAATAGGGCGGCCATAAACGAAAACTTTACGGAGTTGTATGGCGATTCCCACACCCACCCAGCGGCGGCGAAAGCGATAGCCGACGGCCTTACGGAAGCACCCCCCACGCAAGCAAGCGTAGCCACGGCACAGTCCACGGCTGATAACGCCATTGCGGTGGCCGACTTGGCGCAACTCACGGCGACACAGGCACTGGACGCTGTTGACGGCAAACAGGATGCACTGACAGCGGGACAGCTTGCGGCTCTTTCCAATGCGGAAGTAATAGACACGGACAGGCCGACGACTGAATTTTTGAGCGGCGACGGCACATACAGGACACCCGCAGGGGGAGGCGTTGGCACGTCCGACCACGCCCTGTTATCCAATCTCGAATATGAAAACAGCGGACACACGGGCTTTTCCCCTACTGTCCATGAGCATACAACCAGCGACATTACCGATTTACCCACGCCGAGGGATTTTGCCGCCGACCCGATAACGGAGCCAGAACTGGCGGCAAATGCGGTTACTGACAGCAAGATAGGCTTGCGCTCCGTGCAAGACCAGGCGGCTGATTCCGTTCTTATTAACAGCAACGGTAAATACCTTGCGACATGGCTACAGGGCATACGCAACAACCTGAAATACACGTTTGATGAAATATTAAAGATAGCGGAACTGGAAACCGAGATTGACAGGCGGGAAGTCCTGACGCTTGTGGTGAACGACGACCAGACGGAAATAATCGTCACCTATTCCGACAACACACAGGAACACATCGACATATCCAAGGCCGAGATAAGCCTTGACTACGACCCTGATACCAAGGAACTGATATTCATTGACACGCAGGGTAACGAGCAGAGAATCCCGCTGGGGGATTTGGTGCCAGTGTTCGAGGGCTCCACTGGCGCTCACATTGACATCGACACCACCAGCAACGTCATATCCGCACAGCTAAAGGCTGGCACGGTGACTAAAACCGAACTCCACGCTGACTTAGTGGAATTTATCGAGGAACAGGCTTTCGATGATTCCGAGGTGAATAATGAGCTTGTGCGGCTGGGGGATGAAAAGGCCGACAGAACGGAATTACCCACATCGCTTACCGACTTGGAAAACCCGACATCCAATCCCTTTATGAGGGAAAATGACATAACACCTTTTGACGACACGGCGATCCAAGAGGAACTGACAAGGCTGGATGATTTGAAAGCAGATTTAACCGACCTTCTGCCGATAAACAATGAACTTGACAGACTGGAAACCGCCAAGGCCGACAGGACTGACTTGGACGGACTGGCAAGCGAGGGTTATGTCGATGGTGAAATATCCGACCACAACACAAGCACCACGTCACACGCCGACATACGCACGGAATTGGCCACCACAAAAGCCATAGCGGAGGGCGCAAGCCGAGGCCTGGTGTTTGACACGAAAGTACAGCTTGACGAATGGATAGCGGGAACTTATGTGCGCCCCGACGGTATCGTGGTGGGCGATTTGCGTGTGGGCGACAACCTATTCATACGCAGCCTTGACGACCCTGATTTTTGGTGGGATGGCACGGGGTTAAACCCGTTGTCGGAAAAGGTGGACTTGACGGGGCTTGCGAGTGAGGAATGGGTAAAAGAAAACCTGAACGCAATGGACAGGATTATGGAGCCCGCCGACCCCGTTTCTCTTCTTAATACAGTGCTAGACTTAATGCCGTCACAGTTTACAAAGAGAACGGTGTCCTTTGCGTCTGCAATATGGTCTAACTTTGCGGACATACCGCCCGAGGTAAAGCCAGCCACTGATGGCGCGACCGTGGAATTGCGTAGAGTTGGAACTTACATCCAAGTGCTTATCGTAACAAGCGGAAATGATAGTTGGGTAGCAAGAATCAGGGATGTTGATTCAAACCCAATATGGGCCGAACAGGGATTCAGGAAATTGGCTACCACGGAATGGGCTAACGATACATTCTTAACGAAAAATGGAGCGGCCTACGACAGCGAACGATTAGGCAACATAGTAGCGGACAGATACCGCCGACAAACACTCGACGCAGTATCAAGGCCCGAATTTACAACTCTGTTAGAGTATATCGTTGAACTTAATCCGCCAAGTCGCACTATATATGATTTTTACTTTATAACCGCAATCGGGCAAACCTTAACTGATATTCCTGTAACGGGTGGATTTTTTGTAGAAATAAACAGACCGTCTACAAGCAATCTTTATGTGACTATAACATCGGGAACAAATAAATATACCAGAAGAATAAACTCCAATGTAGAGCCTTATGTTTGGGGTGGAAATGATTGGGATATAGTAGCGCACCGTGGATGGGTGGCAAATAATACACTCACATATGGCGTTGCGGGAACTTATACGCTTGACGAAACAACCATTGGCACACTCACCCCCCAGCAATGGCTTAATGCAAATATCGACAACAGATTTTATACTGGCAACGTGACATTAAACATTGCATATGGCACTGGCAATTTTGTCATAGACAATATCGCATTACGGCAAGGACAGGCGAGTTTGACGGTTAATATTCAAACAAATGCGGCCATTGTGCAGTTAAATAATATTGAGGGTAATGTGTATGTAGTCAATCAAATGCCTACCCTTGCCAGAGTTATATTTGAAAATGTCTCAATGGTTGCGTTAAACGGAACGGGAACTATTACAAGGCTTGACGCAACTAATGTCGCCAGATTGAATTTGGCCACGGTTGACACAACGGACATGACGATAACTGACCTATACTTGGTAAGAACGCAAGCAACTTATGGCGCGTCTAACCCAAGATTAAATGTCGTGAATACGAATTTGCGCTATGATTCGGTATTTGCCATCGGTGCAACCGTGCCGAATTTCAATCCAATTATTACAAATGAGAATAGCCGAGTCATTGACAACCGTGATAACGGCAACAACAACCTGACTACAGGCGCGACAAGGGAATGGGTGCAAAGAAATAAAATATCCGTCAGTCCAAACCCAACAGACCTTACATCGTTGTTAAACAGTCTCATGTCGCTTGCGGAAGGGCAAACTAATAATGTTGAAGTAAGTCTAAATATATCAGCGGGCAACTTGGCCCAAATGTTAGACAGACCGCCAGTATCTACCACACAACAGGGATTGGTGCGTTTCCGAAAAACAACAGAATTAGGAACGGTTTTGCTGACAACCAGCGGGGCAAATCCCCAAACATGGGTTAGGGGTTGTAGTAACCTTGCAACGAATCCACAATGGGCTAGTGATTGGAAACCTCAAGCTGTAATTGTAAAAGCCAACACCGAACAGGAAGCAATAGACGCAAGCACTAATAACCCAAGTGCGATAGTGTGGTGGTGACATGATAGCGATAAACGGACAAATACCAAAAGGGATAGCCATAAACGGACAGCGTGTAAATGGCATGGCGAATAATGGCGAAGTCATATATCGTCGGCCATACGCCCTGACAAGTTCGGGCGGGCAATGGATAGACCTGGGCTTGCCGTTTGCTGGCAACATGAGTTACAGGGTTAAGGTATTGTCATTGGTGAATAGCTCGAACGGTGTAATCGGTTCAAGGGCAAGCGCAAGTTCACAAGTGAACTTTGTAAACATATCTAACACTTCTTCATCGAGACCGCCGAATACCGATACATTGCGGTGGGGATATGGTACAAGTGCCACATTATACCAGCATCCAGTAGAAACAAATGTATGGTATGACATATATTCCAAAAGAAATACCTTGTACATAGATGGCGAATTGAGATATACAACATCGGCGAATAGTACGGGATATCCTGGAACAGCGTTGCTTTTCGGATATAGAAATAGTGAGGAAATTTCGGGAATAACTAACCCAAAGAAAATAGAATTTTGCCAAGTATGGGACGGCACGGACGAACTGGTAAGGGATTTGGTGCCAGTACCGCAAGGCAGTACATGGTACAGTGCCACCCCAGCGCCATCAAATTGTATGTGGGATAAGGTAACACGGCAGTATTTTGAAAATCAAGGCACGGGAACATTCGGAATCGAGGTGGCATTGTCAGCCACCCCACGGCTAAAGCCGGGGGCTTGAAAGCCCTGGTTGACTAGCCTAAGCCTTAATTGGCTACGTTGTTCAGGTCACGACACCATGGGATGCCCCACAAGTCCCATGCAACTGTCGCCCGTGATTAAAAGCTCTGATGGGTAGGAGCGGTGTTGCGGGCATGACAAGCCTTTACAACATTGGCGATGTGGAATTAACCGCGAAAGCGGCGTTATGGGATTAAGTTCCCAAGAAAGGTAGCACAATGGTTTATGTTCTGGACACAAACGGAAAACCGCTCATGCCTACGGAGCGGCACGGCAAGGTAAAACACCTTATGCGTGATGGCAAGGCCAAGGTTGTAAGCCGTTGCCCGTTCACAATCCAACTGACGTATGACACGCCCGGCAAGACACAGCCCGTCACGCTCGGCGTGGACGCTGGCAGTAAGACGGTGGGTGTATCGGCGACTACAGCGACAAAAGAACTGTATTGCGCCGAGGCGAAACTGCGTAATGACATTGTGGATTTGCTGTCAACCAGACGTAGCTACCGCAGCGCAAGACGCAACCGCAAGACCCGCTATCGACAGGCACGATTTGACAACCGCAAGAAAGACAAGGGCTGGCTTGCCCCCAGCGTACAGCACAAGGTAGACAGCCACTTAAAACTCGTGGCCGAGACACACAAGATATTGCCGATAACTAAAATCATCGTGGAGGTTGCGGCGTTCGACATACAGAAGATTAAAAATCCAGATATAAGCGGAGTGGAGTATCAGCAGGGTGAACAGTTGAATTTTTGGAACGTGCGGGAGTATGTATTATTCCGAGACGGCCACAAATGCCGACATTGCAAGGGCAAAAGCGGCGACAAGATTTTGAACGTCCACCACATTGAATCACGCAAGACGGGCGGCGACGCTCCGGGCAACCTGATAACGCTGTGCGAAACGTGCCACGGCAAGCACCACAAGGGCGGGATTGAACTAAAGGCAAGGCGGGGGCAGTCATTCAGGGATGCGGCGTTCATGGGGATAATGCGCTGGGCGTTCTACGGAAAACTGAAAGAACTTTACCAAGACGTGAGCCATACCTATGGCTACATCACCAAGAACACGAGGATAACGCATGGTATGGAAAAATCACACGCCACGGACGCTTACTGTATCGCCAACAATCTAGGCGCAAAGCGGAATGACACAATATATTTGCAGAAATTTGTCCGTAAAAGTAACCGCCAACTGCACAAGGCTACAATCAACAAGGGCGGCACACGCAAGGCAAACAAAGCGCCGTACATAGTGCATGGCTACAGGCTGTTTGACAAGGTGCTTTGCAAAGGGCAAGAGGGTTTTGTATTCGGCAGGCGGGCAAGCGGCAGTTTCGACATCCGCAAACTCGACGGCAAAAAGGTAACAGCCAGTATCAGTCACAAGAAACTGGAATTGCTGGAATATGCCAGCACTTTGTTGACGGAAAGGAACAACGCCACTTCCTCCCCACGCCTAAAGGCGGGGGTTTCCGTGGCGTGAATGACTGATTATGATTCAAATAATCGACAGCAAGGCAGTACGTAAGCCCAAAATCCAATTCAGCAAACAAATGTGTTTAATGTCTTGGTGGCTCATGGCCGTGTGCGTTGTATCGTGCATCGCCTGTGAGTTTTATCTCCAATATCACCGCATGGGTAGCATGAGCGAGGTGGTTACGGTGGTAATATCCATAATCTCTTTCGTGACGGTGTTCATAAACGGGGGCTACATAACGCAAAACATATTTCGAGACACGTCACTGAATAAGAATAAAATGCGGATTCCAGATGACGGCACTGGAAAGCATTATGTAGGGGATTACGGCACATACGGCGAGGAAAGCGAGGATTAAATGGACTGGAGCGGGATTATACAGCAATTATTGTACTTGGTGATTATAGCGGTAGTCATTCCAGTGGCGAGAAAGATTGTAAGCTACCTTGGCACTAAGATTGACGATGCCACGAAAGAGCGGCTGGCCGAGTATATCTCGATAGGGGTGACAGCCGCAGAGCAGATTTACCAAGAGGGCGGCATGGGCGAGTTGAAAAAACAATACGTGCTTGACTATGTACGTGGACTGATAACCGACAACATCGTCAAGACGGGGATGTCATACGAACAGCTTGACACGCTGATTGAGGCGATTGTGAATGAGATAAAGCAAGAGAATATTTAGGTTATTTTGCATTTTTGTGAATATTAAAGGTGGAACATGAATATTATCGACCCCAAACTCAAATTTCCGAGGACACGGACAAAACGCAAGGCGACTACCAAAATCGTCATACATCACCCTGCGGCGGCGACAATGACGGTGGAGCAGATACACAAGCTCCACTGCGACCCGCCCCGCAACTGGAACGGCATAGGGTACAACCTATACGTCCGCAAGAACGGTGACATATTCCTTGGCAGGGGGATAGAATACGCAGGGGCGCATTGCACCAACCACAACAATGACAGCATAGGCATATGTTTTGAGGGCAACTACGAAACCACGGACACCACAATGCCAGCGGCGCAGTATCAGGCGGGGGTGTGGCTCATAAAGGATATGATAAAGCGTTACCCAACAATAACCACCATTGCCGCCCATCGAGAGCTAGGCTTAACTGTGTGTCCGGGCCGCTATTTTCCTTTTCGCAATATGGTTGTCGAGGCAAAAGGCGCAGAGCCTGTTGGTACCCCACAACAGCCCACAACGGCAAGCACCATGAAAATCAGCCAAAAGGGCATTGACTTGATTAAAAATTTCGAGGGCTTGCGGCTGGCGGCGTATTTATGCCCCGCTAAAATCTGGACAATAGGCTATGGCACGACAAAATATCCCGACGGCAAGGCGGTAAAGTCTGGTGACACTTGCACACTCCAACAGGCGGAGCAATACCTGAAAAACGACTGCGCCCGCTTTGAAAACAACGTGCGGACGGTGGGCGGCTACCTAAACCTTAACCAAAACGAGTTTGACGCTTTAGTCAGTTTCGCTTACAACATCGGCTCGATTAACCAACTGACACAAAACGGCACACGCACCAAAAAGCAAGTGGCCGACAGCATACCGCTTTACAACAAAGGCGGCGGCGTGGTGTTGCAAGGACTGGTAAGGCGCAGGGCGGCGGAACAGGCGTTATTTTTGATACCGATAGGCAATGTGCCAGCCACGCCGTCAACTCCGCCTAATACCCCGCCAAACGCATTTACAGGCGATTTAAGGGCGGCTTTGAAACTAGGCGACAATGCAACGGCGAGTAGTATTTTGGCGGCCACAGTCACCGTCGGCAGGGCGCAAAACAGTAAATCTGCGTCGGTTATCCCGATACAGAGATTGCTAAAGCAACACGGCTACAACCTTGGCACGTCAGGAACTAACAAAGACGGCATTGACGGCAGCTTTGGGGCATTGTCGGAAGCGGCCACGAAACTCTACCAGCGGGATATAGTCAAGCTGAAAACCCCTGACGGGGTATGGACAGGAAAAACAGGGGCGAGTTATCGCAAGGCTCTTGGCATAAGCTAGCCAAAGGAAACTATTATGTGGACAAGCTACGAATTTTACCTGAATCAATATTTGCAAGGCGATACACCCACTATACCCGAACAGTCATTCAAGCGGTGGGTTAATAACGCCGTGCAAGCGGTGAACAAAAGAAACCTTGTTTTCGCCGACATAAACGATTTTAATACCCTGTCTGCTACCGCAATGATATTGTTTTCCCTTGACAACGAACGCACTGACTTTGGGAGCGGCGAACCCGATGACATACAGGATTTCATCAATGCGAAATTTGCCGAGGATAGCATATCCGCAAAGGCAGAGGTAACGGACGATTGGGAACTGGTTATCACGGCGGGCAGTTTGTCACACGTATATGACTTTGGCATTGTCGAGGAAAACGGCGAGTTCCACATAAACTACATTGAAATGATAGAGGGAACGCACATACCCGCCCCTGATGTAATACAAAAGATGGTATGCGAATATGCCGAGGCCATCATGTCCTACAGCGAGAACACGGCAGGGCGGCAGGGATTAAGGAGCGAACGATACCCGACATACGCATGGGACGCTGGCGACACGAAAGACACAAAAGCGTCTTATGAGCAGCAGTTGATGGACATAGTGGCAAAATATACAGCGCATGATAAAGAGTGGCGGCAATATTTCTACAGTCCGTATGTGGGATTGGTTAGATGAAAAAAGAAAGACAGACTATTACCTTATATATCAGGTGGCTTGACCCTGAAACAAGGCAGATGAAACCGATGCGCCGGGTGTTGCAAAATGTTTTTTTCACGGACGCATTTGTCGAGGCTTTAATGCGCTCTGGCACAATACCCACCGAAAGCGCATTATGCACGATATTCAGAGACCCGAAACTGAGACTTGTCGAGCCGCAAGAATGGCAAGAAACGCCGCTTGACAAACTTGATAACTTATGGACTTTCAGGGGAACGGACTTAAACCAAACATTCCCAATATTAGTGCCGTATGAAACACCATTCGACGGGTTTGTCTGGGAGGCCAACTCGCAAAATGCCGAACTTAATTTCATCAGGGCTACGCCCAACGCTCTTAGGGTGACAAAAGCAACGCCCCACAGATACGGCACTAGTCCTAACGTGGTGCTGAATGGTTAAAATAATTATTTGAACACTTGTTTGTTTCTGGAAACTATGATATAGTGGACTTAATAGATTGACGCATTACAATATTGCAAACCAGCACGAGAACGGCGGTTTTGAGACATTACAGTCTTGAAACCGCCTTTTTGCGTTTTTGGGGTATAGCCATGCTTAGATTCAGCGTTTCCAAAATTGATTTGTCCGGGGTTGCAAAACACATTCAGGACAGCTTTGGAAAAGGGTCTGACGGACAGGAAAAGTGGTCAATGATGACATTCGAGGGGGCGGAGTTTATGACTCCCCAAGCCACAGGGCGGTTTTTGGCCGATTCAAAAGCCGCAACACGGCAAGTGGCGGCAGACGGATATGTCATTTACACAGGCATACCATACGGCGGGCCATATCAAAGAGTGGGCGGCACAGGACGGTGGCAAGGGTTTGATTTTGCGTCTACCTTGTGGCATGGTAAACAGTTTGTGCCGTATGGCGGCGGCAGAACTATAACGGTGAATTTTACCAATCCCAATGCGGAGCCGCGATGGATGTTAGGGGCGGCGAGAATGTTCGGTGATGAATGGCTGAAAGATTACCAAGCATGGGTAGACAGAGGGGGCAGTTAGTCAATGCTAACAGACAACGAACAACTAAATTATTACCGCCGATGGCTTGAAAGTTATCCCTTTACCACCCCGAGGGGCGGGCCGCTGAATATTGACATAAGCCAAATACAGGACAGCGCACTCCTTACAAACGACGAGGGCAACGCATTACGTTTCATCAGCAAGGCAAAGCGTGACGTGCCTTTTGTGGGCGGCGGCGGTGAGCAGATATGGACTAACGGATTCCTTTTCATATCATGGCGGCGGTACATGGGGGATGACACACAGAGGGAGCTGAACGACGAATTTTTTAACCAGTTCACCATATGGATAAACGAGCAGAACACGAACAGATTCAATCCTGATTTGGCCCCCCTGTTCCCTTGGTTTTCCACCAACGGAAAAACTGACATAATCAGGGCGGCGTATAACGGAGAGGTGGCGATTATAGATAATACGCAGATGGAATATCATATAAGTATGGTGCATACATACGAAACGAGGTATTAGGCGGTAAGCATAAATTAAACACGGCAAACCAGCGCGAGAACGGCGGTTTTAAGGCTCACATGGGCTTTAGAACCGCCTTTTTTGATAAACAAGGTTACTGGCCGCACTTGCGGCATAAACATAAGCAAACAAAAAGGAGAAAAGAAATGGCAAATGCGGAAAAAGTAATGAATATCGGCGAAATGTATTACATCAATGTCGCGTTTCCGACGGAAGCGCAGCCGAACCCTACCCCCGTATGGGCGCACGTTGACACGGGCTTTTCTACGGTAGGCACGGATTACGGCGCGAACAGCGAGGACGGTCACTGGGTCGGGTCGAAAGATGGGTTTACGGAGATACTGTCTTACACCATCACATTCAGTTTGTCTCAAATCGTACACACGGGCGAGGCTGTCAACGACTTTATCAACAGGCTTGAATACTTTCTTGGCGTGGGCTTGCAAGCGCAGACGGATTTTGTCGTGGCAAAACCCTACATGACTGGCGACCCCGAAGATGCACCCGCACGTAGGTACCGCGTCAATGTCGAGTTTGGCAGCAACGACAACGAGGGCGGCACCGCACTTAGCCGTGACATAACCCTAAACTCGATGGGCGATTCCGTGGAGGGCGCTTTTGATGCCGTGGCCGAGCCGATGGCGTTCACTGCGCTTACGTGGAATTGGGGCTCGGACAACAGGCCAATCCCCAACTCCGCGCCGTAAGGGGGGTAGAACATGAGAATTAAGTTTACCAAAGTCGTGACACACGATGGAAATCTCACGAATGTGGGATATGTCACAACGGTTAATGACGAGCGCGGAAAGCGGATAATCGCCAAAAATCAGGCCGTGGAATACGTTGATGATACTGGCGACAACGGCGTGGAACTCCGCACTGGCAGACGCAAGGCCAGAGCGGGGGAAACCCCGCCCGTGGAAATACCTTTTGCAGATGATGATGATGGATATGGAGGATTATTAAATGCCTAAACTGGTTAAAAACGAGGACGTTACCACAAAAGCGATAGCAAACGAGGTTGTCTACGAGGCGGCGGAGCTTGACGTAATCAAGGTGGAAATCGGCGATGAATGTCTATTGCTTGAATTTAACAAAAACGACACTTGGATTGCGCGGGATATTTACAAGTTCTATTTGGAAATAGACAAAATGGGGCTTACCAAGGGAACCACCGACAAGGCGGCAATGATTAAGGCCACGGATATGCTGGAAGAACTTTTTGACACCATCTTTGAGCAAAAAGGCGTTATCCGCTGGGTATCAAGGCGCATTAAGGGCAAGGGCGAGAATGGCTTTATCGCCCCGTACCTTGAAATCATCAATAAGGTGGCGGACAGCATGGGCGTGTCAGTCGAGGACAATGACAAGGCCGTCATGCTTGAAAAAGCGAAACTGGCAAAGGCGGCAAGGGAAAAGACGGCAGAGATTGAGGGCGGCGTATAATCTACACACAGGTGCATAATAATGACGTTTAATCCGCTATTGTCCGCTCCCACGACATCAGTAGAGACTGGCGGCACGGTATACCAGATTGACACAGACTACCGTGCCGCAATCAAGGCGTGGGAAACCATCGAACTGTATGACAGCGGCGAACTGGAACGGAAATGCGGCGGTGACAGACTGCTTGCCAATGCCACTTTCAACCATATGCTGATTGAGCATTTGTACCTTGAACCAAAGCCTGACATTTATTCAGAGCAAGCGTTAAGGCTGATAAATGACTACTTGGGCGCGTTTAACCGCTCCGCCCCCGACAGAAAGCCGTCCAAAATGCCGCCGTATGGCTACCTTGCCATCGAACAGGACAGCGATATGCTGTACGGCGCATTTTTGAGGATAGGCATAAACCTAAGAAAGACACCGTTGACACTGGAAGATTTTTTGGCGCATTTGCCGAACTTGCCCGAAGATTGCGAATACTGCCGCGTCATGTCCTTGCGCTCACAGTGGTATGACAACCGTCCTAAGAAAGAGGCGCTAAAAGACTTGAAAAGACAGATTGAGAGCATTGGCTGGAGCAAGGTTTTAATCAAGACAAACGAAACTGAAAAGAAAAAAGAGGCTTTTGACAAGTATTTAGCTGAAATAGAGCAATTAAGAACCAACATAAGGAACTGCAAGGCAAGCAATCAGGAATGGGAGGGCGGCGTTTGCTCAAAAGAGATTTGCGCTGTCCGTGGCCGCAGGGAAAGAAAGAACTGTAAGCAGTAAAGGATGTCAACATGGCAGAACCTTTAGGCTCGGTAATAATCAGTACGGAAATTGACATCGGCGATACGGACAGGCAACTCGCCGAACTCGAAAAACGTATTGCGGGCATCGGAAAAAAAATACAGTTTGACACATCAGGCATTGACGCGGGCAAGATAAAAGCCCTTGGCGATGCCTTGGTGCCATTGACGGGATTGGAAATATCGCCGTCAATCGGTAAGTTTTTAGACAAGGTAAAAACAATCGACTTTTCCGGCATATCTATTCCCCCCGAACTCGGCGAGAACATGAGAATACTGGCGGACGGACTGGCGCATTTCAATGACGTTTCCGACTTGACGAACGCAAAGGAAATAGGGCAGTTAATCACGTCCATAAGCAAAATCGGCACGATAACGCCCATTCCTGAAACCGTCACGCAGAGTTTTGAGCGGCTGGGCGACGGCATACAATCCCTTTTGGACAGATTCAGGCACGAAGACCCAGCGACACTGCAACGCATAACTGAAATGGCAATGGCTGCCGCCACTGAAATGAGGGAGCTAACCCGCAATATGGAGGCGACCACGGCGGCGGCAAAGCTGGCTGGCCAAGGAGTGCAGACTTTCGCCAGCAGCGGCATGAGGGGGGCAAGCCTGTCATTAAGGCAGATGGGTACTGGCATGGGGCGGCTTGCAAGCGGCATGACGGATTTACGGGGGGCTGCGAACGCCCTGACGGGCATAATGTTTCTCGCGGGCGATGCCATGTTAGCGGCGGGCGGCAAATTCCAAAAAGCGCAACTTATGATGATAGGCAAGTGGGCAGGCATCGCTTTAATAGTAAACCTCGTCGTCAAGGCAGTCGAGAATTTCCAGAAAAAAATAGAGGACATGGCGCAGTCGGTGGCTGACACTGCCAAGGCAATAGGTAAATTCTTTGGCGACATGGCAAAATCAATCTCCGTCACCATTTACGACAAGGCCACGGAAGGGATAAAGGCTTTCGCAACGGGCATAGCCACGGCGGCCAAGAATATTTTCGGATTCGAGGCCAACATAAAACGCCTTGGCAAGGGCATAGTGGATTTGAGCAACAAACTGACGGGACTGGCAAAGTCAACGCTTGTTTTCAAGCAACTTGAGGGCGGTGTCAGGAGCGTCATTTCAGTGATAGAAAGATGGCTGGGGGTTAATGAGCAGTTTAACCTTTCCCTTAACATGATAAAGGTAAACATCCTGACGGCTTTCTACGAGCCTATACAGGCGGTTTTACCGTTACTTTACACTTTTATGAATGTTTTGGCGCAAGTCACGGCTTATCTGGCGCATTTCGTGGCCTTGCTGTTCGGGAGTACCTACGCCGCCGCAAGGAACGGCGCAAAGGCCATGTACGACCTTGCGGACGGATTCAAGGCGGCTGGCGGTGCGGCGAAAAAGATGTTCGGCAATCTCCCGTTTGACGAGTTGAACACGATAGCGGATGCTGCGGGCGGCGGCGGGGCTGACTTGGCCGATATGTTCGATTTTGACTTTGAGCCGCCGGAGTTCCCCAAGTGGCTGGAGGATTTGGCGGGATGGCTCAAAAAGACTTTCGAGCCGGTATGGGATTCGCTAAAAAAGGCGTGGGATGCCCTGCTTGATTCACTGCTCATGGCGTGGGAGCGTTGGGGCGATTTCATAATCGCGGCATGGAAACGGGCGACAGAATCAATCGCAAAACTGCTTGAAACCATATTCCGTGATTTTGCGCGGCTGTTCAAGTCTGCGGAATGGAGAGCGTTTTTAGATGAATTTGCAAAAACACTGATATTTATAGCCGACCTTGTTACGGCGATAGCAACTGCTTTCCGCAAGGCATGGGTGGAAAACGACAGGGGGCTGGATTTCCTGAAAAGTTTTGCCATTCTGTGGCGGGATGTACTGGCATTGGTAAACTCGCTTATTTACTCATTCACGTCGGCATGGAACGCCGCTGACAGGGGGCAACGGATAGCCGCCCACATACTTGAAATATGGACAAACATAAACGTCGGGATAGGCAACCTCGCAAGGAATATCAGCAAGGCCTGGGATTCGGCCTACGTTGGACAACGCATATGGGCCAACATCCTTGACATCATTGAGCGTCTGCTGTTCCACTTTAACCGTGCATCGGAAATGTTTAGGAATTGGGCTGACGGCCTAAACTTCACACCGTTGCTAAGTGACTTGGAATACTTGACAAGCATGTTGGTAAAACTGACTGACGTGGCCGGTGGCAGGCTTGTCGCATTTTTCAATGACTTTCTCGCCGTCGGCAAAAGTCTAATCGAGGTAAATCTGCCAAAATACACAAGACTTTTGGGCGATGGCTTTAAGCGTATGGCTGGCGACCTTAAGCGGACGACAAATATATTTGAGTTTGTTGGGACATCCATAATCGGGCTTGCGGACACAATATCCAATGTCCTGTATGCCGTCATAAGTGACATAAATTGGAATAAATTAGGTAATCAATTCGCGTCGGGATTGCAAAAGATATTCGACCCCAGCAGATTGAGCGGCATATCCTCGACACTTGCACGGATGGTACATTCCATCCTTGACACGATAAAAGGATTCATCAGCAATTTCGATTTTAGGGCGGCGGGCAAGGCTCTTGGCGACGCTGTTAGGCAATTCATAAGCGACGTCAAGCCGTCCGACGTGGCCGATACCATAAATTCACTTATCCGTGGAATATTAAAGTTTTTCAACGAGATACCCACCGACCAAGTAAAGGATTGGGCGAAACAGATAATCAATGCCATAGATTGGGATGCGGCACTTGCGTTAATAGGAGAAATAGATGCCATAAAAAAAATCCCCGAAGAGTTAATGAAAATAATAACAGGCGGTATCGGTGGAATAGGTGGAAAACTGTTTGGTGCAATGTTTAGGGCACTCTTTACAGACATCGGAGAGGGGATTGTGGCAGATGTTCAACTTGTTGCCGAGGCTGTTGATGTGGCGTTTGGCGGTATGTTCAGTAGCATTGATGCTCACAGCAAGGAAGCCAGCGATGCCCTTTTTTCCGCAAAGCTGGGGATGTATGGGATTTCCGAAGCCTCGGAAGTCGCGGCGATTGCGGCGGGTAACTTTGCCATTGCAATGGAAAGACAGACGGAAAGCGGGGAGCGGCTGGCGGCGGCCACTGATATATCAGAACAGGCGACATGGAACATGGAGCGGGCGCAAGACGCAGCGGCTTTTGCTGCTGATAACGTGGTGCGGGCAGAAATGGAACTGGAGGCCGTTCTGCGCGGCGTGACACAGGCGGCGGATGCGCTTTCATCGTCACTCGATGCCGTGGAAAATGCCAAGGAAAGGGCGGCGGCAGCGGCAGAGGCGCTATCAGCGGCTGAAATAGCGGCGGGCAAGAGCATAGAAGAACTAATCGAACACATGAAAGCTAACGACCTTACCGCACTTGATTTGACTGACACGCTCGACATCGAACTCCTTAAAGCATACTCAAACAACGTGGCCGCAATCGGTGAGGCAACAGCAGCAGAAGCGGCGGCCATTGAAAACTCCAATACTTTGATATATTCCAAGGAAGCAGAGGCGGAAGCAATAGAAAACGTTGCGGCTGCGTATGAAGAAGTCAAAGAAGCAAATATAGAAGCGGTAAAAGCCGCCGCCGAAAATGCAAAAGCAACGATGGAGCAGAGGGAAGCGGCTAAAGAACACGCTATTGCAACAAACGAAAGCGCGGTAGCACAAAAAGAACTTGAAACGGCACAAGCAAATGCGACAAGGGCATTGCTGGAAATGGGAAATGCCCTTGATTCCAACGGCGGCAAATATGCCAACCAAGGCAGGGAAGTAAAAGAATACCGCGATGCCGTGATTGATATGTGGGAAAGCGGGCAAATATCAGCGGAGGATGCCCGTCTCGTACTGGAAAACGTGATGAAAGACATGAGCGAAAGAGCGCAAAAGTCTTTCGGAAAAGAAATACCCGAGGCCATCAGCGACGGGCTTGCCCCCGAACATTACGAGGAAAACCTACAGGAAATGGTAGACAGATGGTCGGACATGGGTGATGCCATCTACGACAAGTTTGAGATAAGCTCACCCAGCGGATTCATGGTTTACATGGGTGAAATGATGGGCGAGGGCGCGATTGAGGGCGTGGAAAGCAAAACCCCAGCTTTCCTTAATCTGTTCGAGGAAATACACAGGAATATAGCGGAAATACTAAGGATAGACAGATTCAGGGAAATAGCCAATCTGGCCAGCGATGGCCTTATACAGTCCGTGACGGATAAAACCCCCGCTTTCTTAAATCTGTTCGAGAATATGCACAAAAGGATATCGGAGATACTTAAATCAAGCCGTTTCAAGGAAATTGGGGTGCGGATTGGCGAGGGGCTGAACAACGGCATAAAGAGCATGGAAGGCTCAATAATGTCAACCGTGCAGGGTATCGCCGACGCAATCGCCGCCACGTTTGCCGCCGCCATGCAAATTTCTTCCCCATCAAAACTGTTCGCCTACTTTGGCGAAATGCTGATGGAGGGCCTAGGCGCTGGCCTGGAAGACGAGGAAAACAGCACCCTTGCGATAATCTCCGACATCGGCGAGGATGTCGGGCTGGCGTTTTTGCGCGGGCTTGAAAGCACCTACGAGCGGATAATGGCATCTGTGAACGGCCTGACGGCATCCATAGGCGCGGCTTTGTCGGGGATATCAGCATCGATAACCGTACCAACGATAGACACGGGGAGGATATCGCAAGCAGGGATTATACCGCAGTCCACCATAAGGATAATAGCGGAGCGGGGCAGGCAACATCCGGCGACTGTAAATAACACAAACGACAACGCCATCAGTGAACTTTCAAGCAAGTTTGACACGATGATAGGTCTTTTATCGCAACTGGTGGCCAAGGAAACGGTGCATATCCTGGACGGTGAGAGGCTGGGAACATTTGCATCCGATTACGCCGACAGGCGGGCTTTTGAGCGTGGCGACCAGATAAGTTCTCCTGTATATGTGGGGGTATATTGATGGCAAACACTCCTTATTGGCTGTATAACGGCGTACCGTTCCCCGCGCCCGCAAGGGGCTTGGAAATGCTTGGACAACAGCTTGTGCAAGAGGGCAGGAACGCAAACGGCAGGGTAACAATAGACATGATAAACCGTATGCAAGACAAGTTCAACAACGTGCGGTTTCCCATAATTGATTACGCCACGGCGGAAAAGTTCATACGACACGTCAACAACAGGACTGTCACAGTCACCTATTGGGATATCGTCAGCGGCGGGGTGATAAACAGGAAATTCTATTTTGGCAATCTCTCATGGGAACCGTTGCACATGGAGGACGTGGGCGCTGTGGTGCTTAAACCCAAAACAATACGGAATTTGCAATGCAACTTGGTTGACATGGGTTTGGAAGACGAGGACGAGGTATGAGGCCAACCACACCCGAGTACAGGGAGGAAATAAGGGCCCATAGACGCGATTACCAGTATATGCGTGTCGAGTTTGGCCTGTTCAATCCCGAGGCGTATATGTCAGAGGACATTACGACTAATTCCGCCTTGCCTTATTCGTCGTTTGAGCATTTGACTAACCCTTTGACGATTGTGGAGGATTCATATGCCACGCTGGAAAACGGACGCTGGAAAGCGGACGGGCGGCTATTGTGGGAGCCCGAAAACCCCGCTGAATATATATACCAGGGCTACGTGTCGGGTGCTTTGTCAAGGGCCGACGGCACTTTTGCCACCCCGCCGTATGTCAACATATCCTTTGGCGGTATGCTGATGGATTTCCCTGGTGTCACGCTGATATTCGACGCGGTGATGAAATTATACCCCAAGAGCATAAGGATTCAGGTGACGGGCACACAGGGCTACGACGCGACAAAGGACATGGCGGAATGGGAGCATTTGGAAGTTAAGCCGCTGCGCTCCGTGAGCAACATACGCATTACTTTCTTGTCAACACAGTTACCCTACCAGCACGTCAGGCTGATGGGCCTGCATTACGGCATAGGCATTGTCTGGGACGGCGACCACATAAGTTCAACTGGCGGCGTTACCAAGATAGCGGACGTTGACCCGGTAAACAGGCGATTGCCAATCACGAAATGCGAGATAAACATACTCGACCGCGAAAAGCTTTTCAACCTTGATAACCCGGAGGGCATTTTTTCCGTCCTTACGAGCCAGTACCCGATAGAGGTTTTTTACGGCAAGCGCATACCCAAGCCGCTCATGTGGGGCAGCATAAAAGATGTCATATGGCGTGACGTGCGGCGTTCACGGTGGGGGGATTTGGCGCAGGGAGGTTACGTTGACTGGTTATCGGTGGGTAATTTCCTTTTGGACGGCGCGCCGTCATGGAACGAGGGAACTGTCACGTTTAACTGCACGGACTTAATCGGCACGATGACTAATGAATATTACAAGGGCGTGTATGCGCGGCGGGATTTGTATTCGCTGGCGGTTGACATAATGGACGACGCAAGGTTGCCAAGGCGCAGCGACGGCATACCCCATCATGTACTGTGGGATGGGCTCAAGAACATCTACACCGACAATCCGATGGAGGTTAATTCGCACAGGGAATGTCTAAGGAGAATAGCGGACGCGGCGAATTGCGTCTTTTACTGTGACTGGCAGAATCTCTTGCATATTGAGCCGATTGACATGACGCAACACGACTTTTTCATGGACAACGAGGTAAACAAGGTTGTGCCGAGGACTGAATTGGTGCCGTTCCTGTATGCGGTGGACAGCATGGTAACGAAACTCTACCGCGAGACGGACGCGGCGGGTGCGGTGGTAAGGCGTGAGATACACCGTTCGGAGCGGGCGGTAAGCGGCACGGTTGATTTGACAATAAAGTACCAGATGTCGGCCGACGTGACGGTGAATGTCACTGGTGCGGCGGTGACGGCACAGCGGATATACGCATCTGCCTGTGAACTGACGCTACAGGGAAATGGCAACGCGGCAATATCAATCATGGGTGCGCGGTTAATTTCGTCGGAAATGCCCGTGCGTGCCTATAACGAGGACGGCGACGAAAACGGCAACATCGAAACGCTGCACAACTCGCTCATATCCGACCCCGTGCTGGCGGGGGAACACGCCGCCCATCATAAGGACTGGCTGAAACTGCGGACTACTTATGACGCTGATTGGCGCGGCAACCCCGCGCTGGAGGTGCTGGACATGATTCACGCGCAGAGCGAATTCACGGACAAGATGATTTCAAGGGTATTAAGGCACGAATGGACATTTAACGGCGGACTGACTGCCAAGGCGATTCTTAAAAGGATTGGTGAGATTTTATGAGATTCACGAGAGAATACAATCTAAAACAACCGCAATACCAAAACCTTGCCGATGTCATGGACATCAATGACAACATGGACGACATCGACAGCATAATGCACCAGACTAACCTTAACCTTGCCGCCGAGACAACGGCACGGATAAACGCGGACAATGCGCTTGGGATTAGGATTGACAGCGAGACGCAGGCAAGGGAAAACGCAGTCAGTTACTTAAACACGCGGATAAACGATGAACGCGACGAGCGGATTGCGTCCGACGGCGTGCTTAGCGGGAGGATTGACAACGAGGAAGCGGCCAGGATTGCGGCTGATACCACGCTTGGTGACAGGATTGACATAGAATCGGCGACAAGGCTTGCGGCCGACAACGGGCTTTCCAACAGGATAGAGGGGCTTTCAGCCAGACTGGACAACGAATCGGACGAAAGGGAAACCGGGGATGCCTTGCTCGGCAACAGGATAGACGCAGAACGGCAGGCGCGGGAAAACGCGCTGGCGGTATGGGATGCCGAAACGCACAGCACCGCCGACGACAAGCATATATACATTTTTGAACCGATGCCCCCGATGGGTGGCGGCACCCGCCAATTCCGCGTCCGCTTTGACGCTGAAAACACGTCAAGTGATGTCTGGGTGCATATCAGCAATCCTTATGTCGAGGAAGGTGAGCCGCCAGTCATTACAGAGCGCAAGGTGTTCATAAACGATGATGAACGCCCACAGGCAGGCCAGATAAAAGCTGGGGCGGTGTGGGATTTGGTAGTCACTGATGACATGGCGGTGATGGTGGCAGTAGGTGGCGTGCTCGACCGCTACATCACGGCTGACGGTATGCTGGCTGGATGGGTGGAGGATTCGTTCACGGAAATAACAGGCTTGCCGAGCGGACGACACGGCGACAACAGCTTTTTTCAGCTTGTGGGAACCAATCTGTATGTTGGTGTTGTTGGTGACTATTCCCCTGTCTCAGTCTTGGTCGTGATTGACACCACTAATGACACGTTCACGGAGATAACCGGCTTGCCGAGCAGACAATACAACAGTTTCCAACTCGTCGGAACCAAGTTGTACTTGGGAAGCAGCGATTATGTCACTACACTGGTAGTAATTGATACAACTAATGACACTTTCACGGAGATAACAGGCTTGCCCAGCCGCAGTTACGGCAGCAACGGCGCGTTTCAGCTTGTCGGCACCAAATTATATGTCGGTAGCAGCACCGCCGCCACCACGCTAGTTGTGATTGACACTTTAACGAACACGTTCACGGAGATAACCGGCTTGCCGAACCTCACCCACGGCTATGGCGGCGCTTTCCAGTTAGCGGGTACCAAGTTATATGTCGGTGGCAACGGTGCCGCCACGACGCTAGTCGTGATTGACACGCTCACCAACACATTCACGCAGATAACAGGCTTGCCGAGCCGTGCCCACGGCAGCAACGGCGCGTTTCAGCTTGTCGGCACTAAACTGTACGTCGGTGGCAACAGCAACGCTACTACTTTGGTAGTGATTGACACTTTAACCGACACGTTCACACAGATAACGGGCTTGCCGAGCAGATATTACATCACTTTCCAGCTTGCCGGAACTAAATTGTACGTTGGCTATACCCTCGCTGCTACCACTTTAGTCGTGATTGACACTTTAACCGACACTTTCACACAGATAACTGGCTTGCCGAGCCGCGCCTATCGCTACTTTCACTTAGTTGGTACTAATTTATATGTGGGCGGCGGTGTCAATGCCACCCTAGTAGTCATCGACACCACGACTGACACCTTTTCAGAGATAACGGGGTTGCCAGACCGCAGTCATGGCTACGGCGGCGCTTTCCGGCTTGTCGGCACGAAATTGTATGTCGGGAGCAACACCTCCGCCACTACTTTGATAGTGATTGACACCTTGACCGACACATTCACGGAAATTACGGGGCTACCGAACCGTGGTTACAATGGTTTCCAGCTTGTCGGAACGAAATTGTACGTTGGTAGCTCCACCACCGCCACCACCCTTGTCGTGATTGACACCTTGACTTCCGTCGCCGTCCACGACACGGGCGACGACTTGGAAATACCCATCACCGCAATACTGGATGACGGTATGCCCCAGCCGATGGACGAAAGCATGGCCAACGGCGGCAGGTGGCCGATTTCACCGCTATTGTCGTGGTTTAGAAATAATCTGCTTTGGCTGTTCCAGAACAAACAGGACACACTCGTCAGCGGGGAAAACATCAAGACGATAAACGACGAGTCAATTCTGGGCAGCGGTAACATCGTCATAGGGGGCGGGGGCATACCCGACGCACCAGCGGACGGTGAATTATACGGACGCAAGGATAACGAATGGGAAATAGTGACTGGCGAAACTGCGGAACTTGACAGATACGTGACAGCCAACGAATGGGCGTCGGTAATCGGGTTTGACACTTTTTCGGAGATTACGGGGTTGCCGAGTAGGCAGTATCGTAGTTTCCAACTAGTCGGCACGAAGTTGTACGTCGGAAACAATACCGCCGCCACCACCATTGTCGTGATTGACACGCTCACGAATACATTCACGGAAATAACTGGATTGCCGAGCCGCATTTATAGCGCATTTCAATTAGTCGGCACTAAATTATATGTCGGTAGCAACACCTCCGCCACCACATTAGTAGTCGTTGATACAACAAATGACACATTCACGGAGATAACGGGGCTGCCGAGCCGTCAACATAGTGCTTTCCAACTTGTCGGCACGAAATTGTATGTCGGGAGCAACATCGCCGCCACCACATTAGTAGTCGTTGATACCACTAATGACACATTCACAGAGATAACGGGCTTGCCAAATCGTTATTACGACGTCTTCCAACTAGTCGGAACAAATTTATACGTGGGGAGTAGCGGCTCATCCGCCACCACTTTAGTGGTAGTTGACACGATAACTGACACTTTCTCGCAAATTACTGGTTTGCCGAGCAGAACGTACAATGTATTCCATCTGGTCGGAACCAAGTTATATGTTTGCGGGTTCGTCAACGCCACCACATTGGTTGTGATTGATACCACAAACAATACTTTTACGCAGATTACGGGCTTGCCTAACAGGGCTTACAATAGCTTCCAGCTAGTCGGAACCAAGTTATACGTGGGTAGCAATACTAATGTTACCACACTGGTTGTCATTGATACTTTAACCGATGCGTTTTCGGAGATAACGGGCTTGCCAAGTCTCATCCACGGCTATGATGGCGCATTTCAGCTAGTCGGCACGAAGCTGTATGTCGGTAGCGGCACCGCCGCTACAACGCTAGTCGTCATTGACACGCTTACCAACACTTTCTCGGAAATTACGGGCTTG